GACTTTGACCGTCTACGACGCCAAGGCCGAAGTCGATGTGTCGAACAACCTGCTCGACGACTCGCCGATCGACGTTGCCAGCTACGTCACGCAGTACATCGGCAACGCCTTCGCCAAGTTCTACGATCAGACCTGGCTGGCGGGCCATTCCGGCAACTCGATCGCCGGGCTCTACGCCGGTATCTCGGCTGGCCGCAAGGCGACCGTGGCCGTCGGCGGGACGATCTCCGCGGCCAACGTCGGCACGGTGATCGGCTCCATCGATCCGATGGTGATGGGCGACTTCGCGTGGGTCGTCTCGGCGGCCGGCTGGGGCCAGCTGCTCGCCCTCGAGGGGACTCGGTTCGTCCAGCCTCTTGTCGGTGGCGGTGCCCCGGGTATGTCGGTGTGGGGAGTTCCGGTCTACAAGACGGACAGCCTCCCGGCCAACATCCTGGCCGTCTATGGGGCCTATCGCATGACGACCGCGATCGCCATGAGGAAGGATCTCACTGTCACGCCGCTCCGCGAGCTCAAGGCCCGAGAGAACCAGACGGTCTTCCTGGCTCACGGCCGGTTCGGCCTGAGCAACCACGCCCCGGAATACGCCGGTGCCATCGTCCAGGCCACCTCCTGATCCGCCCCATCATCCGCCCGTCTCCGCGGCCGGGCGAGGCTCCAACCTCGCCCGGCCGTTTTTCTTCTGGAGCCCTCTATGTCCACGCTCTCGATCAAGTTCACACGCGAGTACGGCGACCACCAGGCCGGTGCCGTCGTTTCGTTCCCCGAGGGGATGGCCCGGCACCTCGTCGAAAGCGGTCTCGCCACGTTCGATGCCACGCCAGTCGTCGAGCCCACCGAGTTCATCGAGCGGGCCGACGCCCGACCGGCCAAGTTTGTGCAACGCGCCACCAAGTAGTTCGGGGGGCCCGTGATCAAGCTCCGCTCCCTGCGACAACTCTCCGAGCCGGAGGTCGAGCCGGTCTCCCTGGCTGCGGCCAAGGGGCAGGTCGGGCTGTTGCCCGAGCAGTCGGACGACGACGCTCTCCTGCTGCGTCTGATCTCCACCGGCCGCCGGCTCGTGGAGCAACGGCTCGGGGTGACGCTGGCGACCCGCCAGTTCCGCGCCACGTTCGACCATGACCTGTATCGACACGGGCACGGCCACGATCACTGCCACCACGACCACGCCTATTACCAGGGTTACGGCCGCCTTGGGCTGCGGATCCCGTCCCCGCCCCTCCTGGTGGACGGAACGCATCCCCTGGTGGTCACGGTCGGCGGGGTGACGATCTCCTCGACGACCTACACGGTCGACTCCGACTCCACCCCCGCTGTGATCCGGTTCTCCATTTGGCCGACCTTCGACGACGACACCCCCCTCGTCGTCACCTACTGGGCCGGGCCCGCGCTGGCAGGCCGGATCGAGCCCGCGGCCGAATCGGTGATCCTGCTCTACGTCGCTCACGGATTCAAAAACCGGGAGGGCGTGATTGTCGGCACGATCGCCAGCCCGCTACCCGTGGGCATCGAGACGCTCCTGGCGTCGATCTCGATCACGGGAGCCTACTGATGGGCGACCGCACCGCCGCCGGCAACAAGACGCACACCTTCCGTTTCGAGCGCCCCATCGAGACACGCAACGCCGTCGGTGAGATCTCCTCGATCTCCTGGGTGACGATCTGCCGCCGGCGGGGATCGATCGAGCAAGTCGGCTACAGCGAGTCCAGAGACCAGGGCCAGACGGCTGGCAATGCGTCCTACCTGATCGTGGTGCCGTCGGTCCCGGGCCTCGACGGTTCGTCCCGGATCGTCTGGGAAAGCCGGCTCGGCCGGATCCTGGTGGTGTCGTCGGTGGTGGGTGACGACGCCGACCAGGAGCAGACGATCCAGGCCGCGGAGAAAAAGACATGAGCGCGCCAGGGATCTTCTTCTCCGCGTTTTTCTCCGACAAGAGCAACCGCGATCTCGATGACTTGATCCGCGCCTACGCCAAGCTCCCCGGTTCGCTGGCCCGGAAGCACCTCAAGGCCTCGATCCGGCGATCGATCAAGCCCTTCGTCCCGAGCCTCAAGTCTGCCACCCCTCGAGGGGCCACCGGCAACCTGCGGCGATCGGTCACGACCGTCGTCCGGTTCGGCACCAAGGTCAGCCGCAGAGGCGGTGACAGTTTCCGCGGGACCGCCATCGGCATCGTCGGGTTCTCCCGCAAGGGGAAGAAAAAGAACCAGAAGGGGGATCACTCGGTCCTCGTCGAGTCCGGCAGCAAGCCGCGCCGCCGGAAGGGAGTCCGAGGCAACTCCTTCAGCGCTGGCCAGGGCTCAACCGGAACCATGCCCCCCAAGCACATGCTCCGCGACACGCTCGCCTCCAAGAGGTCCGGCATCCTGTCCAACCTTGAGATCGAAATGGGCGTGAGCCTTGAACGGGCCGTCCGCGAAAACGCCACCCGCCCCCGCTGAAGGAGATCCACATGGACACCGTCCTCATCCGATTCACAAAGCCCCACGGTCGCTACGTCCCCGGGGATGTCCTCTTCGTCGATGCCGACACGCTCGCCGAGCTCCTGGCCGCTGGCGTGATCGAGGCCGACCCGGCCGGGGGTGACGAATGAGCAGCCCCGAGGCATGGCTCAAGGCCACGATCGAGACCGCCGGGGCGACCGCCTACCCGGTGGCGGTGTCGGAGTCTGCCGGCCTGCCGTTCGCGGTCTACTCCCGGGAGTCAACCGATCGGCCACTCCAGACGAGCGGGCTGACGGGCTTTGCCGACGGGGAGTTTGCCGTCGAGGTCTGCGGGGCCAGCTGGACATCCGCCCGGACGGTGGCAGATGCCATCGTGGCCGCGGTCCAGAACTTCACCGGCACCGCCAATGGGGCCATCATCGACCACGTTCATGTCGCGGCTGACCGCGACGGGACCGCGGTCTACCTGACCGACGGGCAGGACTTGCCCAGCTACTTCGTCATCGAGCTGCAAATCTTCATCCGCTGGAGAGAGTGACAATGCCCGCACTTCCCGCAGTCATCGACACGATGCAGGCGCTGACGTTCAGCTTCAACTCCATCGAGTTCCGCGCGACGAACATCAAGCGCAAGGAAAGCCGTCCGATCGTCGAGGTCTCGGATTGCGCGCAAGCCGTCGACTCGCTCCGCGTCTACCAGGCCGAGCCTCTCAAGGAAGGCGACGAGATCAGCCTGGAATACTGGGGAAAGAACGCCCCGGTGAAGGGCACGAAGTACGCGATCTCATGTGCCGGTCTGGGCATCACCGGCAACGCTTTCTGCACCGATGTCGAAGAGGGTGGAGCCGTCGGCGAGTACGTCAAGGGTACGGCCACATTTAAGATCAGCGGCTGACATGGGGGATGGTTCATGCCAGACATCCCATCCGCACAAGGCGCTACCGTTTCGTTCAACGGGGTTGCGCTCGGCGGCCTGATCGGATTCGACGAGGGCTACGCCGCAGCTTCACCGACTGACACGACCGGGGCATCAGCCACGATCGTCGGCAGCGGGGGGAACACGCGGGTGATCCGGCAGGTCGAGATCACCATGATCGAGCCGGGCTCGATCGCTTTCCGGTGCTGGGGGAATCCCCCTTTCGGCCGCGCCGATATCGGCCTGTCGGCAACCCTCGCCTTCACCATCGGCGGGGTGGCCACCAGCTGGCCGGCGCAGCTGGCGAGCGTCCAGCGTGTGGGCTCCGTCGGTGAACTGATCCAAGGCTCTTACCAATTCCAGTTCATGGGGTAACCATGCTTTCGCGCGATGATCTCCTGACCCTTGAAGCCAACAAGCCGGCCCCCCCGACGCGGCTCCATGTCGCAGCGTGGGGCGGGGATGTCTTCCTCCTAGACCCGACGGCCCAGACCTACGACGAGTGGTCGATCTACTGCGAGACGCACAAGGGCACGGCGGTCCCGTGGCGGGCGAAGCTGGCATCGCTCCTGCTGTGCGACGAGGCAGGCAAGCGGCTCTTCACCGAGGCCGATGTCCAGACGCTGGCCGGCTGGCGGCCCGACGGACTCCTCGAGGTCTGGCAGGTCGGCATCGAGTTGCTCAAGGTCGACGACAAGGAGATCGAGGCCGAGGCGGAAAAATCCGTGGCCAGCCCCTGACCCTGTTTCTCGGGAGGCTGGCCCTGGCGTGTGGTGAGTGGGATGTGGAGGCGCTGTCGCGGCGGATCTCGCTGCGGCAGGTGAAGTGGTGGGCGGCTTACTGGATGGTCGAGCCGTTCGGCGATGACTGGTCAAGGTCCGGCAAGCTGGCGGCGGTGATGGCTGCGGCCCAGGGGGCCAAGGTCGAGCCGGACTTCGAGGAGAAGTTCCTCCCGTCCTACCGGGCCCCAGTCCAGACGGAAGAGCAACTCAAGGAACAGCTTCGACGGATCCCATTCTTCGCGGCACAGATGGAAGCCAAGGGAATCTGACATGGCAGGCATCGGCAAAGTCTCCGCGATCTTCACGGCCTCGAGCTCGGGGCTGACCGCTGGCGTGAGCCGGGCGAGCTCGTCGCTCAAGAGCCTCGGCAACGATGTCGCCGGGCTCCGCTCTGGGATGCGTCTTCTGAATGCGATCTCCGGGGCGCAGCTGTTCGGCCAGATCGCGTCCTCCGCCATGGGTGCGGCCCGTTCCCTGGTGGGCATGGGCCAGGCCCAAGCCAACGTCATCGACGACACCAGCAAACTATCGGCCCGGCTCGGGATGACCTACGGCGAGCTGGCCGGCTTGTCTCACGCTGGCGATCTGGCCGGGGTCAGCATGGAGACGATCGGCAAAGCGGCCACCAAGGCAGACATCGCGTTTGTGAAAGCCGCCCAAGGCTCTGACACAGCCAAGGCGGGGTTCGCCGCCATTGGGCTCTCTCTGGCCGATCTCCAGGGGAAGTCCTCCGCAGAGCGATTCTCCGCGATCA